CCGGTCAACTTACTTACCCCTCTCCTTGCGAGAGAGCTAATAAGGCGTCACAGTAAACTGCATCCACCTAAAAAGGGTAGCACAAGCTCTGACTATACTAATAAATATTAGGACCGTCTGCACCATGTATTATATGCATTTCATCATATGTTCTCCAGATTTCTCTGGTAGCATCACGAATGAAAGCATTTAACTCTTTACCTGCCTCTTTATCCCAACGTAGGTCTAAACCTACGATTGGAGACATTTCGAGTAGGGTATGGGTTCCAGCATGAGATGCAGAAACTTGATGAAGTTCATTCTCGAACTCTTTTGAACGTACTGTCTGTCTAATTAAAGACTCCAGATAGATCCAAAAACCAGGTGAGACTAATAGAGCAAGGGATTCGTAAACCCCTTGGTACAGTCCTCTAGTTGCTGACGTTCTCCAAGCATTAACATAAAAGTTATGCTCCGAGTTTTCAGCGTTTAGGATCGCTCTTCTCGCTCGCTCAATCACAGCGGTACGAATACCGTTATGAAGAGCATATTGGAACAAGAAAGGGTCAATACTTCGTCCGTAGGTAATCCAGCTCAAGGCTTTAGCCTCCAGCTGTTGTGCGGAACCATTAAGAAGTCCTTTCACTCCAAAACATGTCCATAAAGCTGTATATAGAGCTTCACTATTATTAATAGGAAGTGTCTGTAACAGATCACGAACAGTTTCAGAAGATACAACCAATGATTTGGAAGTTAACTCGTGAAAGAAAGCTCCAATTAACGCAGGTTTTCTCGTTATTGACAGGATTGCTCCTGGACCAATAGGCGATATATCGTGCGTAGGCGTTACTAATCGTTTCGCAAACTCACATAAATCGTTAGATATTATGGATTTGGAAGGATTAATTTTTACTCCTAATAACTCCATTAATTCGAGATACTTTTCGGCAACAACATCGTTTTTAATAACGATATCATCACCAAGCACCGCGTAATCAACAAAGTTTTCAACTTTCCCTTTATGAGCCGCTAGTTTAACAATCAAATGATGAGTTAAAGCTAACATAGCCCAAGAAGAGTAAGCTCCCATAGGTTGCCCTATAGAATAGTAAACGTCTTTCCCCTGGAAGGACCAAGGTATATTTAGGAGATTTCTCCAGAGATTTCCATCAACACCTAAATTATTTAGGATGGTGATTTGTAAATCAACTGGAAGTCGGTCAGTTGCTGCTGTAAGGTCAAAACAGGAGAATTTGTCTGGACTGTTAACCTTTAGAAGAATATCTAAAGGAGCCGTCTGATTGAACGTCCCATCTTGTGGGATAGTTTCCAAGAATCTAAAAATAGAATCATGGAGAGGTTTCAAACAAAGTTGAATCCACCAATTAGTTATGGCTACAATCCGGGCTTTCCCCGCTTGATCATAAACAACAGATAAACGACCAATAGGATTTCTCGGTTGGATCCCGATTACAT